AGGCGCTTCGCGCTATTAGCAAAATTAGCGTAGATCAAGACTGTCTTTATTTGTTCATCAATCAAGTTCGCATGAATATTGGTGTCATGTATGGAAATTAACTTCGGTTTCCCCTAGAGGTGACTCTAGGAAAAAAACCTTGTGAACCACTACCAGTGGGTGTCCATTATGGGCTAACGGTGAACCCCTCCATTCATTGGGCAATACCGTGCCAAGCCTCTTTATTAGAGGAAGGTGTAGAGACTATCGAAAACACATCAAAAGATGGAAGTGAGTAGAGTAGGAAATGAGATTGGTACATTTCCCAAGCGCAAGGCTCTCTTTGATAAGAGATGAAGATATAGTCCACGCCACGAGTATGGTAAACTTGTGGAGTTTCGTGCCAGAGACAACAAGCGGGGGGAATGCTATTCCATTTTACGCTTCTGTTAGGCTTAGGGTTAGTTCTAAACCTAGCTCTGACGCTCCAGATACTCTTGCTATGAAAGTAAAAGTAGTAAAGAACAAAGTAGCTCCTGCTCTTAATAAAACCGCAGAATTTGAATTTCAATGTGCCCGAGGCACAGATAAGCTTATGGATTTGATTGGTTGCGCTAAAGACCAAGGTCTTATGCGTTTTGCCGGTTCTGCTGTTAAGTGGTTTAATCCCGAAACAGGCGAGGAAGAAACTCTTTGTACTGGTGGTAAAGCTGGTGCAAAGGCTTACTTTGAAGAGAATCCTGAAGCTGCTGCAAATATGAAAAGAATGTGTCTCGAAGGACCAAAGCAATCTAGTTAACAAGGAATTATAATGTGCAGTAACGATCATCACAATCATGATGACTCTCAAGCGCATCAAGAAACTGATGGTAAGTTTGTACATTTTCATGTGCATACTGAGTATTCTCTTCTTGATGGTATTAACAAAGTTTCTCGATTACCAAAAAGAGCAAAAGAGCTCGGTATGCCTGCTGTGACTATATCTGATCATGGCAACATATCAGGCAGTTACAAATTTTATAAAGAGTGTAAAAAGCATGACATCCAACCTATTATTGGTATGGAAGCTTATTACACAGTAAATGATCGCCATGCAAAAGAGCCTGATGAACTAGGTAAATCTTACTATCATTTGATCTTACTTGCTCAAAACAATACTGGTCTTCACAACCTTATGAAGCTTAGCTCTTATGCTTATACAGAAGGTATGTATCGTAAGCCACGTATTGATGACGCTCTTATTGCTGAATACTCAGAAGGCTTAATAGCTACTACCACATGTCTTGGCAGTAGAGCTAGTCAGCTTATTCTTAACGGCGAAAAAAAAGCTGCTCAAAATCTCATACTCCATCATAAAGCAATGTTTAAAGATCGTTTTATGGTTGAGCTTCAGCTTCACAAAGATGAAGAACAACAAACAGTTAATAAAGTACTCCAAGAAATTGCTTTAGACCATAATCTTCCAATGATTATCACAAATGACTGCCATTATACCTATGAGCATGATAAAATGCATCACGAAGCTGCTCTTTGTATGCAAACAAAGACTACTTTAGCTGATGAAAATCGTTTTAGTTTTGGCGAAATTGACGTTCACTTTGCTTCTCATGATTGGATGTGGAAACAAGCTGAAGCTCAAAATATGCCTTATGATGTAATTTCAAATACTGCTCATTTGACCAGTATGATCGATAGCGATTCTTATTTTATGGATAAGATGAATCGTTATCCAAAATTTCAAGAAATCCCTGAAGGTCTTACAAGCCCAGAACATTTAGCTATTGAAGCTCAACATGGACTTTATGCACGTTTTGGAGAAATGCCTCCACTTGAGTACAGAGAACGTTTATCAGAAGAATTAAATGTTATAAAGAGAATGGGTTTTTCTGATTACATGTTAATCGTTGCCCAATTTATGAATGGCGCTCGAGACTATGGTGTTATGCATGGTCCAGGTCGTGGTTCTGCTGCAGGAAGTCTTGTAGCTTGGGCATTACGAATTACTGAAGTCGATCCAATAAAATACGATTTGATGTTTTCTCGTTTTCTTAACGAGGGTCGTGCTGCGACTCCTCTTATTTTTAACAAAGAAATGGCAGCAAAAGCTGACCAATACACTATGCCTTTTTAAGGAAATAACATGACTAATCAACAACAAATTCAAGAGTATGCAACTAAAATCCAAGCAACAGGCGATACTTATGCAACCTATCTCTACGCTATTCAAGACAAAAATGGACTTATTGTACGTCATAGAAACAATACTCATTACGCAACTAGGGCTGAAGCTCGTGCTGTTAGGCGCACTCTTCAGCGAAACGATATCAAAGTTGTTCGCGCTGAGTTTATTAATGTTTCTCGTTGGGAGACTGCTAAGTGAAAGAGCATCTTATTCCAAAATTTTGGCAAGCTAATTTATCAGCAAAATCAAATACAGCTTCTTATTATACTGACGGTATTCACCTTTACTCAGGAAAAAAAGTCATTGGAACTACAAACGGCTATGGTCAGAAGTTTTTATACAATTATACAAAGTCTGACCAAGGGACATTTTTGTCTCCGCTAATTAGCAGACATGTAAATATGGCTAAATTTTATGCAGATGAATTTGTATCAACTAAAAAGGATTAATTATGCTTAACGATCAATCTCCAGAAGCACATAATTTTTTAGAAAAACATGTCTACGTAAATGCTAATCCTTTAATCCAATATCTTCTTGAATCAACTAAAGAGCCTTTTGGTGAAGAATGGTATGAAGAGCTTTTTTGTCATTATGACACTTCTTCAAATTCTGAACCAGAGCTTTATCATGAAACTCAACTTTATGAAGATTACAACCCATCTCTAGAAGGTGATTATTGTCCTGAAGATTTTGAACCAGAACTTAGAGAACCTTATGAGTTTTATATTGTAAGTAATTATTTTGCTGAACAATTAAAAGCTCATAATGCTTTACTTACAAATCAATTTGGTTTTTGGATTTGGGGCAGAGAAACTACTGGACAAAGTATTATTTTAGATTATATCTTTCAAAAAATTTGGCAACAATTTAAAGAAAGAAATGCATAATAGGTTTATATGAGCACATATATTATTAAACTTGATCCTTATTCTCAATTATATAAAAAATTAAAATCTATTTTTAATAATAAAAATCATATTATTATTGCTGTAAAAAATACAGAGCCTCATGCAAGGTCTGCGGTTGAAGGCCTTCTGTATAATTTAAATAACGCATACGAACTTTCGTATAAAGAAAAAACTCTTACCGAAAAAGTATTTCAAATAATGGTCTCTTTAAACAAAGATTCTTTTACTGATTCGGAAATACAAGTTATAGAATCTTCTTTTAATTTTAAAATTAAAGATCAAAGTTTTTATACCAATCTTTTGTGGGGTGGTTAACACCCACCCTTACATCTTCTAACTGGTTGTAACTTCCATTTTTTTATTGTTTCAAAGGTATTCATATGTCTTCCTTTTTGAGAGAAGATGTTCTAAAAAAGATTGACCCTTATATAGATTTAGAAAGATATTCTCAAATAGATCCTGATTATTTCAAGCAAGAAGTAATTATGGCTTCTTATGAAGATTTACACAGAATACAAGCTTCCTTATCTAACAATCTTTTTTATAAATCAAATCCTCACAACTCTATTTTACTTTATTTAACTAAACTCACTGATGATTTTGATTTTAACAAAGCAAGATCAAATACTACTGGTGGCGCACCCCCCGATGTAGACCTGGATCATGATGCATTAGATCGTGAAAAGGCTATTCAATGGTGTATTGATTATTGGGGCAGAGAGCGTGTTGCAAATATTATTACTCACGGTACATTTAAACCAAAGAGTTTAGCTCGTTCTTATTATCGAATTACCGAAAAAGATCAATCTGATCTTAATGATTTATTAGCAATGATCCCTCCCCCTAAATACGGAAAAGAAGCTACTCTTGAAGAAATATTGGAACAAAACCCCAACATTTCAGAAGAGCAAAGGTATGCAGCATTTCTTGAATTTGCTGACCGTATAGAAGATATGGTTGCTAACTTTGGTATCCATGCTGCAGGTGTTATTATTTCTGATACTGAAATAAGTGATAACATTCCTATTTGGTCAAATAGTAAAGCAGATAGAATAACTCAATACGATAAAGATGAATGCGAAGATCTTGGTCTTCTTAAATTCGACTTTCTTGGTATTGATACTCTTTCTGTTATTAAAGAATGTACAGCACTTATTGAAGAACAAACAGGTGAAAAAATTGAACCTTACGCTATTCAAGATGGTGATGAACTAGCTTATAAATATCTCAATGAAGGATGTCTTACTGGAATTTTCCAAATGGAAACTTCTGGTACTGCCAAGAAATTAATACTTGATATTAAACCTCAAAGTATTGAAGATTTAAGTGCTATTAGCGCCATCAATTGGTGGCCTTAAAAGCGGGTCAATTGCGGGAAACTCCTTAGAGCTTTAACTACTAAATCTTATTAGAGATAATAAGGTGGCCAAGCTAATCACTTGGGTATAGTAAAAATGTTGAAGATTGGACAATCCGCAGCCACGAATCCTAATCCGATTCAGGTTCAGAGACTAGGTGAGCACACCAGCTTACATTGAGTAATTGATGTAATGCGACCCCGCTACTCTTTTATTAAGAGGAATGATATAGTCCGTTTACTAGTGAAAGCTAGTAGTTAGGTCGAAAGGCCTAACTGTTTGACTTTATGAAGAACATCTTCTTCAGAATCGTCATATTTTATTATTAATAAATTGATATTATTTTGTTCACAAAAATCTTTTTTAATTTGATCACGTTTTTTACAGAGCTCAAAATCTTCTTCTTTTTTATAAAAGAAATTTACATATTCGTAATGCTGTCTACCGTTATACTCGACAACAAGATTCAACTCTTTAAAATACGCATCGCACCTAAGTTTGTATTTATATTTTAAGCCAAAAAACTTTTTTTGTTTTTCTGCTTTTAACCCAAAGAGCTCTTCAAGACGCTCTATCCATATATTTTCAGAACTATAAAAAGTTCTTGGGCTGTATTCTAACCCAAAAAACTCACAACAGTTTTCGATATTTCCGTATCTTTTTAAAATTGTTACGCGGCTTATATTTGTAAATTTATCTATGTTTTCTGAACAAATATTATCTTTTATTTTTAATAATTCTTTTTTAATATCTTCGTCTGAAAAATTTAACTGCTTGTTATCATATTTATTTATCTCAGGATGACCTTCAAAAAACCCACCGAAACTACCATAAAGTCTTCTATATACTTTGTGGTTTATTTTTCCATGTTTTTCTAGAAGTCCTTTAGAAAAAAATCCAAATTCTTTTTCTAATCGCTTAGCTTCTAAAAGACAATCTTCTTTTGAATGAACTTTTCTTTTACTCCCTTTAGTACTTGTTGTTATTTTTGTGGTATCTATCAGGTTGTGCATTTCTTTGAATGCGCCTAAAGATCCAAAATGAGTTCTAATACTTCTTCTAGTAAAGTCACAATTTTCTTCAACAAGAGGTACTGTTAAGCGCCCATGTACTTTATGAATAGCAAGCAATTCTTTTTCACAATCAGATTTAGATATTCTATGATGATTCATACGAAACCTTTCTTTGAGTATACACCTATTATATACTCTTTGCTTAGGCTTGTCAAACAATTCCTTCGCAATCGCCCCGGGCCGCTACAAGCTGGTCTTGATAAAACTTATATTACAAATAAATTAAACAACTCTCCGCCAGAAGATCTTCCAGAAAATGTAGCTGAAATACTTAAAGCTTCTTATTGGACTCTTATATACCAAGAACAAATTATGAGGCTATTTACTGATCTTGCTGGTTTTACACAACAGGAAGCTGATGATGTTAGACGAGCAATGGGTAAGAAAAAGCTTTCTGTTCTTGAGAAATATAAAGAGCAATTCCTTAATGGCGCAACTTCTATTGGTGGTCTTATGGCTGATTACGCTGATAGTTTATGGAATGATATTTTGGGTTTTGCTGATTATTGCCTTGCAGGTGATACCGAAATATTACTTCCAATAGGTACTAAAAGATCAACAAAAATTAAAGATATTATTAAAGATCAATATAATGGTTTTGCTTTATCTTATGATACTCAAGTAAATAGTTGGTCTGCAGAGTCCCCTTATTGTGCTCAACATATATCTCAATGGCATGATAAAGGAATAAAAGATGTATACAGATATGTTTTAGAAGATGGTTCTTATGTTGATTGTACTGAAAATCATAGTTTTTTGTTAAGTAATAAAAAATCTTATGCTGAAATAGATAAAATTTATACTAAAAAATTAGAAATATATTCTACAAAAGATGATTGAAAATTTATACATACAGATATTAATATAAAATATTAAAAAGAAAGAGGGGGAATATGGCTACTCATGCAGAGAATTCATTAAAAGGAACCTTGATTAGAGACGCTAATATTAACGTTAATATGGAGCAAAACTCTTATCTTGGTTCTGTAGGTTCTTCTATTACTAATATAATTCCTTCAGACCATGACCTGTCTAGTCAGATTGATGGTGTGACTTCAGAATTTATATTAGACCCACCAGTAGCTTATGGAACTGAATATTTATTTGAGCTTTATTTAGATGGTCAAAAACTTTATAGATCTATGGTTCCTCAAGCTCCAGACTTTTATTTAAATCCAAATAGAGTACGTGTAGTGCTAGCACCTGATTTCGAGCTTTCTCCGGAATCAGTTTTAATAGCTAAATACGTGGATCAACTTCAATAAGGGTTTTATGAATGTCTAATACTATAAATAGAAGAACTAAATTTAGGCCAGGATCTCTTTCAACTGAACTTTTAGCTGATAATGGTGCTTTAGTTTGGGAACAAGGCAGAGTGAGTGCTCAACCTTTACTTGATGCTGATTCCCAAACTAATACTCGTATTGATAATATTTATTGGAAAGATCCAGTAAATTCTGTCGCTCAGTTAGAAGATCTAGATCCAGATACTTTAAGACCAGGCGACACTTATTATTCTATAGCCGAACAACAAGTTTATGTTTTTTCTGGCCCCATTCCTTCTCTTCCTCAAAATGTTGATACTTACCAACCACCTACTTGGACTGCAGCAAATAGAACAGAATATTTTTTTCCTGTTGCTGTTGGTTTAGATAAAAACTCATTAGCAACAAAAAGCTATGTCGATTCTGAAATATTAAATCTTATTGATAATGCACCTGGAGTACTCGATACTATTAGAGAACTCGCAGAAGCAATTAATAATGATGAAAATTTTGCAGACAATGTATTTGCTCAAATTACAGGTTTGCAAAATACAAAAGCAGATAAAACTTCTGTTTATACTACTACAGAAATTGATCAAATTGAATCAAACCTTTTAGATATCATAAATGCAATTGATGCTAAAAATCGTAGGGTTGTTGACTATGTTATTGGCTCGCAACCTTATGCTGACAATGTAAATCTTCAAGATCAACTAATTCTCAACAAGCTTCCCACTTCTGAAGAACCACTTACTTTTCTTTTGAGGTATGGGGCTCAAGCAACAGATCCTACCATAAATATAAATAATCCAGGCTATATATTTATAGCACCTACTGAAGAAACAGTAGTTTTCCCAGCAGATATAAATATTGAACTTACTGGTACTACCCAAGATGACTTTATAGTTTTTAAAGACATAACTTTAAGTTCAATTACAGTACCTATTACTTCTTCTCCATTTACTTTACTTCTTGATAATGTAACTTTTAATAATGAATTACTTATTTATTCTAATATAAATGTCATTATTCAAGATTCTCAATTTATAGATGTTACTACTTTAGATTTTTCTAATAGTTCTGTAATAAAAATAACTAATTCTAATTTAAAAAATGATAATAGAATTTTAGAGCTTTCAAACAATGCTTTAGTTACTATAAGTAACTCTCATATCACTGGCGAAATAGTTTTAAGATCTTCTTCAAAACTATACTCTAATGATGTATCTTATGAAATTTTAACAGATACTCCAGTAATTGTCGCAAACGAAACAAATACATTTGTTTCACTAAAAGATATAGAGTTCCTTACTCCATTAAACTATTCTTCTAATTATATAGATGGTTTAGGCGAACTTTATTGTAATTTAAATGTATATGATTCTTCTTTAAATCCTATTTTAAATCAAGATCAATCATATACTAAACAAATAAAAGTTGGCTCTACATTAAATAATAATGAAGGTATGCAAGTAAAGCATTATTACCTTCCAAACGGTTATGAGCATTTCTTTTATAATGATGAACAAGCAAGAGATACAATTGCTAATTTTATTTCAGCTCATACTTTAAATCATTCAGCTGTATCTTGGGTACATGACGATCAAAACGATACTTTTGCTTTAGAATTAAATTTATCTTCTTCTGATTTATCTGATGAAGCAGATATTGCTTTTAAAAGTAAAACAAATATTTTTACTCAACGAAATGTATTTAATGATGTACACATAACATCTGCTACTATCAATAATGCTGATATAGATATTGCTTCTATTGATTTATTAACTGTACCTACTCAATTACAAACAGATAGCTCTAACAAAGCAGCTTCTACTCAATATGTTAGAGAAGCTTTTTCTAAACTCGAAGCTGATATAGAAGATTTAGAGTTAACAGAATTAAAAGATGTATCTATAACTTCTCCAGCTGAATCTCACGTGGTAGTTTATAATCCATTAGCTGCTACTATTTCACAAAACTGGACCAATAGACAATTAAATTCATCAGACCTTTCTAATGATTCTCAACTCATTAAAGCTGGGGATTCTGTATTTAGACTTTCTGATATA